TTAATTGACTGTAGAATACATTCCTGTAGCTCATTGCCAGGAATTCTATTGTTGGTTATGTATTCTAAAGTATGAAATGAAAACAAATCAAAACCAACAGACACCCTATAATTTTCTGTTGGGATAACTTCATGGTTAACCCACGATGGAAACATAGTAATTCTAGCGGGTTTGTTTTCACATCTCCATGGACCATAATAATCACTGAGGTGTGGTAAAAAATAATCTGTAGTTGTATTATTGTCAGACAACATTACATTACCACTAAGAAATGTATTTTCATGATAAGAATGACAATGACGTGGAACTGATTCTCCAGGTTGTAAAGAAACTGCCCAACCACGAATCCAAATATCTTCCAACCTTTCTTTATGAACATCTAATGTGTCCATAAATTCACTATAGATTCTAACTACAGAAGATTTTAAAAATTTTACAGAGGGATTATCCCAATTAAAAATATTGTAAGTTCTCCAAGTATCTCTATATGATCCTGGATTTTGTTTTTCTATTTCAGAAATTAATTCCGAAACAAAATAAGGGTTAATATCTTCTACCCAAATAGGAACATCAAAGGATGGAGCAAAAGGAGTATTTGCTTTCCAGGATTTCCAATGATGTAAATTTTGATGATTAGTTTTTAACTTACAATCTGCTGTATCCAGGATGTTAGTCATCCTGTTTTTTACGCCCAATATTGTATTTGCTTTCTAGTGTCCACTCTCCTTTCTCCTTGAAAGAGAGAACTTTGATTTGATTTAACGGAGCTAAATCAACAATTTTTTCTTGACTCTCTGCGGAGATACTTACCAGTCCCCAGTCAACTAACAATTGCACAATACGATTACGACGTTGCACATCATTAATAGAAAGGTTTGTTTTCTTGCCATCAAGAGCAAACAATTCCTTAAAATGTACAATAAAATATCTTCCTTGCTTATGCAAGATATGACAGGACTGATAGATCTTTCTCTCTTTACGTGATGCTACACCAATCCTAGTCAGTGTTTCTCTCACCTTGAGGAAATCATCTGGTTCATTCAGGACGACTTCAACCATGTCAGTCTGTCGCCACTGGATTTCAATTTCACCGCTCATGTTTACCACCTTTGCTCAATGCTTTTTTAATATCATCTAGTTGATCCTTGGTAAGAATCCTGAGCGCCTGTAGAGCTTTATCGTCATTATAACCATAATACTCTTTGACCATATCAAGATAATCAATAGAATCTTTTCGTGCCCAAGGAGAGAAACGCTTCCTGGGTTTCACACTATTTAGCAAAAAGTCATATTGTAACTTCTTTGGTAGGTTCGGATACTTATTCATCTCATTGACAAACAAGATAGTATCAGTGAAAGAAGAGAGGCACCTGTTAACAATGTAAGGAGGATACCCTCGCTCAGCATCAGGATCACCATCAAGAATATTCTTTTTCGATTGATTGATGCTGTACAGGTAGTCTTTTAGTTGGTACGTCATTCCAGTGTCTGATTACTCCAGATATAATAAAAGTGTTAGTGACCAAGTAACTAACAAAAATAAGGGTGCGTATGCAAGCAATAGTATCTGCTTCTCGGTCATTTCGTCCATACTTTTCTCCTAGTGCCTTGCACCAGAGTCTCCATAGTTTAGAACTTCGCATTCACGCCCACCACAGTTGCACCAGGATTGCGAGCAAGTGCAACCTTACGGGCATCCTGGTAGTCACGAGCAATCACTTCTTCAGTGAAGACAGTGCCTGCTTTGAATAATTTAACTTCGCATTTCATAGTTAGCTAAGACTAGTTCTTTACGATCTGCTTGATCAGTGTTGTAAGTTCCTACACTCCTCATGGTGTAGGTGTGTGCGAACTCTGCTGCTTGCCATCCTTTAAACCTCTCACGAATAAGTTGAGACGAGTTATAAGATATAAGTTGAGGACCAATAAACCGATCACACTTGATAGCAAAATGGTCGTGGTTGAACCCGCTATGCATATTCCCCCGTTTGCCATATAGATTAGATCCAATTTCATATGGGGGGTCGAGGTAAGTGAAGGTCTGCTTGCAATCGCTAAGGAGTTGTTCATAAGACAGATTAGTAATCTTCCAGTCTTGGATCATTAAGGAGTAGTCAGGTAGATGCTCGATGCAGTTGAATGAGAAGTTTTGGTCACTTGCTTGTTTCGAGAAGGAACTTGATTCTGTAAGACCTGAGAAACTACACTTATTGACAACAAAGAAAGAAACAGCACGGTGAATGTTCTCAGTTTCAGAGGGATCTTTGCCCAAGTATTTCTTACTCTCCATGAAAAGTTCCCTAGCAGAACTGGGGTCAGGGTGCCTTTGTTTAAGTTGGAGGAGGATGTTCTTAATTTCATTACCGTTGTCTCTCAGTTCACACCAAAAATTGTAAAGTGGTTCATACAGATCATTTACCCAGATATCTAGTTTAGGATATCTTTTACCGATCTCCAAAGCTACACTACCACCACCAAGAAAAGGTTCTCTATATTCTTTGTAACCATTAAGGTCAGGGATGTATTGGAATAGTTTACTCAGGGCACGACTCTTCCCGCCTGGATAGCGGAGTGGTGTCTTCAGGGATTTCATAGTCTGGGGCATTGTATTTAAGGAATTCAAAAAAGGTTAGTTTCATCTCTTTGTGCGTCATACCACAATGGGCAGCGGCATCAGGTAGATTCATTGTAGCATGAAATAATGCTTGGTTAGCTTCCTTTACGTTTTGCGGAGTTGTCTTCACGTAGTTTCTTGTAATGTCTTTCTGGTTCGTTTTCAAGGCGTTTTAGCATCTCCTCCATCTGGATAAATTTAGGTTCCTTCTCAATAAATTTTAGTAGACTCATTGTTCTACCACCCTAACTTCGATAGGGTTCTCAAGGATGTCAGCAAGTCTAGTATATGCAACTGCTGTAAATACCTGTGGAACAATGAACGCAACCATAGCTACGATCCAGAACAGGTAATAATAGTTTTCTTTGTTTTGTGTTCGCTTCATTTGAATTCACAACTCATCATGATTTCAGTTAGACATGCCAGAAGATTGATCTCTTGATCAGGAACAATAGGAATACTGTTCATGTATTTGGCAATGACTAGAACTGCTTCAGGAATAGAAGCAGGTTTCAATACACCATACATGCTGTCATACACTTTACGCATGACCATGGTGGGATCATTGTCCATGTTTTGAACAACCCAGTTTTTGACATTAGTAAACTCTTTCTTCTTTAAGGATCCAAGAAGAGAATCAAGATTAACGTCAGCAACATCAACCAGTATGGCAGAGTTGATACTACCTGTAGAAGCATAACGCTGACACTCGTTAATAAGACGACGCCAATCAGGATAATAACGCTTCGTAAGTTTAGCAAGAACCTTATCCTCATACTGGATTTGCTCATGATCCAGAATAGTTTTAAGGCGAGTGAAGAATTGACCTTGCAATCCTACTGCTTGTTCAGGTTTGATTCTGAAGTCAACGACCGTGCAGCGTGAGTGCAACGGTTCAATAATTTTATTTATGAAATTGCAGGTGAAGATGAAACGACAGTTGCCATGGAACTCCTCTACAGCGGTCCTCAGGGACAGTTGCACGTCGTTAGTGGTGTTGTCTGCCTCATCGATGATAACGACCTTGTGAGACGCTCCAGAGGTCAGAGAGACCGTGGTGGCAAACTGACGTACACGATTGCGTACAGTGTCCAGGAAACGTCCCTCGTCAGATCCGTTGATCACGATGTAAGAAGCACCAATCTCCTCACATAATGCTTTAGCTATAGTAGTCTTACCCACACCTGCAGTGCCACTAAGCAAGAGGTTAGGCAATTCACCTTGATTGACAAAACCCTGAAACACATTCTTGATGCTGTCAGGGAGAATGCAATCTTCAACAATGCTGGGACGATACTTCTCGACCCACAAAAATTCTTTACTCATAATCAAATCCAATCAGGTTTACGCTCAGGCATTCTTAGATAGTTAGATGCTACCCACGGTTTAGATGCGATGTACATCTTATACTTGGTATAGATGTCAACAGTTTCATCATACTTGAATTCATCAGGTCCTGCAAATATAAAAGGAGTTGGACCTTTACCATGCGAACCTACACATGGAAGAATTTCATTAGCTGCATGAAGAGTATTGAAACAGGTATGTGGTTTACCATACCTCAGTGCGTATTCATTGCACAAAGCAAACCCGTGAGCAAGTAACCATCTCCAGTTACTTACAAAAGCATTTGCCCAGACAGTGCAGGGATGATTGCGAAAAGCACCCTTCTCAGTGGCATAGGGATTACCATCTGCCTTGGGAAGAGTGCCGAATCCATGTCCCCATTTGTCAGAGCATACGATAGCAAGCATCTGACAAGTCTCTAAAGGCATCTTGACAATGTGTTTGTCAGGAAGAACTTTAGCAGATTTGTTAGGATCAGGATCAGTAACAAATATGTTCATTCAAGTGGTCTAGTAAATGATTTAGATATGATGTCATCAGCACTGAACATCATCTGCATATATTCTACACCCTTCTTGGGTTTAGTATGCTCACCGCATGTGAAAATATCACATACCGCCATGCCTTTCTCTGGCCACGTATGAATGCTGATGTGGGATTCAGCAAGCATGGCAACACAAGTTACACCTTGAGGATCAAACTTGTGAGAATGAAGTGCAAGCAACGTAGACTTGCACTTGCGAGATGTTGTATAAATTACATCTCTAATATACTCCTCGTCGTTTAGGAGATCTTTTGTACAACCTTTCAACGTGAAAAGGATGTGCTTCACTTCGGTTCTAGTGCGATGTAATACGTGAGATCAACATCAGTATTAGTCCACTCAGAAATCAAATGCTGAGAGACTTTGACACTGTAGTCACCAGGGAGAACACGAATGTTCTCAATCTTGAGATCAAGAGAATAGGTGCCAGTAGAACAACCTGCCACCGTGATATCATAAGTGTTGCTGGTATCATTCTCTTTGTCCCTAAGGATTAGCTTAATGGTATCAGATCCTTCTTCAGATTGGAAGGTTAAGTCAGGAAGACTGTACACAGCAGATGCTTTCTGCAATGCAACCAAATCATCAGCACTAAGGTTGAACTGAATATCAGCACCAGGGAAGTTTACATTCTTTTCTGGAGCAGACTTCAGCGTAATCTCAGGATCCGAGAAATAGTATTTTGCAGAAGTGCGCCCCCCACGAATGCTAACGAAATCGTTAGAGGTGAACTCGAGCTGAGGATCGTTAAAC